GCTCCCCTGTTGGGAGCTCCTCCTTGGTGGTAAACAATCCACTTGCAACATATGCAAAGACCAGAATTAAGTGAAACGGCTCTTTCCGGTCCGTATCCTGCCTGTAGGCAGGGACGTACGGACGGAGTAGACCCGTGGTATACTACTGCCCTACCCCAACGTCACAGCTATGAAACGCTGTACGATTGGATGGACAGTGAAAACGGTTATGGGAGATGGCATAATTGTTGCCATTACAAGAAAACGTGCAAAGAAATGCCCGGATCTTGGAACTGTGGTTTAACCACAAACCCCTATAACTTCACTTATGTGGGCATAGAAGATAAAATATTCTATGTCACTGGTATCGGACCATTCGACGTCCCATTCTATGGGATGCCGACGTTGTTCGACCGTACAAGTAAGACACCTGTCTTACCCGGTGGGATAACAGAGCTGAAAGATCGGTCTCTTGACTCGATGCTTCCAGGTATGCGGCCGAAACTTAGTCTAGTAAACTCAATTTATGAGTTGAAAGACTTTAAGTCTCTGCCGACTACAGTTGCCCGTGTCGGTACCTTCTTCCGGACCATCTATAATGATGCAACCGTTAGAAGGGTGCTTGCCAAGAAGGCAAGACTGACATGGAATCAACTTGTCCGAACATCGGCTGATGTATTCCTTCAGTGGAATTTTAACATTAAGCCGATGCAGTCCGATCTGGTTGGAATCTTTTCCAGCCTGACGAACATTCGAAAGCAGGTACAACACCTGCTCGAGAATGAAGGCAAACGTCAAGTGCGGCACTTCGCCGCCCCCTTGACGGGATATGAGAATGTTGTCGACTATTACCATGCATTAGCATGGTCAGCCGGCTTCTACTCATACGCCTATGGAGGAGTGGTGCAGCCTGATACGTATCAATGGCACGTTGCTCAACGTGCCCCGATGCAATTCAAGCGAGACTACTCTTACACGCGTGCCATGTTCTATGCCTCGATGGAGTTCAGCTATACGCTGGACCAGTATGTACGCGATAACGCGGAACTGTATGGTTTGCTAGATTCTCTTGGGGTTAACTTTAATCCCGCGATTATCTGGAATGCCATACCCTTTAGTTTTGTAATTGATTGGGTTGCCGGCGTTAGCCGTTGGCTCGACAATTACAAGATTCGACTAATAGAACCTCGGACTAGCATAAGCAACTACTGCTGGGCCATTAATGTTGTACGAAATACCAAGACCTTTTTGAGTCAAGGTACTTATAGTTCAACATGTCCGGCTAGCAGTAGTCAGATGGCTGATGTAGTCGAGAACCTTTATTACCGGTTCAACGACGCACCAGACTTCTCTGGCTCCTTAACAAGGAGCGGGCTAAGCTCGAGAGAGTTTATCCTTGGGGGGGCGTTGGCTGCCGCTATGGCAACCCGCTAACCCCGTAACCTGACTGAGTACTCAACTCCTATTGGAGGCTTAGTATTCGGTCTTACATACCCTAATCAGTGGGGGTTAATCCACTGTAAAGCATGCTACCAAATATACTAAACACCAACGAAGTTAAGGATGCCGCAGGCGTTGAAGTTGAATTCAACCCCTGGGCTTCAGTCGATCGGTCGAAAACCTACGCCGCTGCCGGCGAAAGTTATGCGGCCCCCCACAGACTCAAGATTTCGCATCAAGAGTCTGGCAGCGGGGTGCGTATGCGGCGACGGAGTGTCGTCCGGGTGGATAAAACCACAACCGGAGTAGACAGTTCTCCTGTCACTGTTTCGGCTTACTTGGTACTTGATGTCCCTGTAGGGGATTTAAGTGCCAATACCGAGGCCAAGAATGTCATTGCAGAACTGTTAAGTTTCTGTGCCACAACTGGCGCAGCTACTACGGTTCTCTTTGACTGTACTGGCAACGGTGCCTCTGTTCTCATTTCAGGCGGACTGTAAGTCCGTCGTCGTGAAAGTAACATCATTCTAAAAGACTCGCGTCAAAACGAGTCCAAAGTTCACTTACCTTTTCTAGATATTTGTCTAGGACAGGGTGAGATGATGTTAGATAACGATGACCCCAGGAAATGATCTCTGGGTCTTGAGATGAGTGCCTTAGCCATTCACTAATCACAAAACGCGATGTAGTCGGAGCCCACTCCAAAAACTGTGGGTATCCTGATTCCGTCGTGGGCCAAAGTGAGTGCAATTGGATGTGCTCTTCGCAACAGGCTGCGCACACACTGTGTGACTGCCTAGTGCTGGTGCAACATCCAACTTTTAACTCACAATTGCCTATAGAGGCAACTTGTTCCCCAGCGAATGATGCAATCTTGACCGCTTTGACCGAAAGGTCGATGTGGACTAGTGCGCATCTTCGTGTTTGTGCTGCTGTTTGAGGAAAACGGGTTCCTAGTGATAGGATTACCGCGTCCTCTGAGCAACTGGAGACATATTTGTATCGTGGAATCATAACTGGTTTCGCTTTGCTTTTGTGTTTCATTGTTGTGTGAATGGTACAGTGTTTGGAAAATCATGTAGTATATGCATGCTCTAAGAGGTTTACCATATGGAAACCACTAAAAGCTTAGATGAATTAGATATCATCATTGCACTACTACATGACGTTCAAACGTCATGCAGTGGAGTGTTTACACCACGTTCGTTGAGACTTACAGCTGCGAAGCTGCGAAGTCGCTATGAACGGGAAGGTATTGGTCTTCTTACGAAGACTTTCGCCCATCTGGGAAGGGCTCTTGATCGAGCTCTAACCGGAGAAGTATCGTTAAACTCTGTTGGGTTTCGAAAGATTCCTAACAGTCAACTACCGAGGTTTCTCGGAGAGTTGTTTCAACGTATCTTCTCACATGATGGTTGGATCCTTCCAACTCCTTGTGTGAAATGCGTCAAAGCAGTCAGGCAAATCTTGTACTCCTATTCGAAGTATAAGCTGCCTTTCTCGACAGATCAAGAACTAGAGGTCCTCAATAAGTTCGAAAGGACTGACGATGACCTTGAACGCTATAATCGAGCTTGTGTTATCTCTAACACATGCCCTCATGCGCCTACTCGGTGCTCTGGATGTACTACCCCCTTCAATGGAGGAAGTAATTCCGGACCCGATGCAGGTGTCGTCGAACGCGCCAGACAGCTCCTTGCGGAGTTGTTCAACGAATTCGATCCGCTGGACATATACCCAAAGCATGGACCAGGTTCAGTTTCTACTAAAGAAACGGGACCAGGTAAATACAAATGGAGTAGAGTGTCCTCCCGTATCAGAAACGTTTACCCATTAGATGCGTATTATTTTGCATCTCTTGGGCATGTTTGTGATCGTCTTCAAGAACTACAAAATCTTGAAGAATGCGAGTCGTCGGCCAAGGTTATCCTTGTCCCGAAAGACTCGCGCGGTCCACGATTGATCTCTGAGGAGCCATTGGATTTCCAATGGATTCAGCAGGGACTTCATCGTGCGATTGTAGAACACGTTGAACGTCATGCCTTAACTAAGCATAACGTTCATTTCACCGATCAAACTAACAATCGGCTTGGAGCCCTATTAGGCTCGTGCCAGGAACGCCTTCATTGGCATTCTGTCAAAAAGGTAGGAATACCTTACAAGCTTAGCGTTGGAGAATATGCGACCTTAGACCTCAAAGAGGCCTCAGATCGTATTTCTATCGGACTAGTAAATCTATTGTTTCCTGAGAAGCTGTTGAGCTATCTCATGAACACTAGAAGTCTGTCTACAGTGCTGCCGGACGGCAGAATAAAGGTCCTAAATAAGTTTGCACCGATGGGTTCAGCATTATGCTTCCCCGTCCTTGCACTCTCAATCTGGGCCATTCTGACCGCGGCATCACCAGACGCGGATACTCGTGAGAGTATCTTAGTGTATGGCGACGATGTTGTCGTTAAAACGGCGCAAGCCGCGAACGCGATACATCAGCTCGAGTCTTTTGGGTTACTCGTTAACCGAGATAAGAGTTGTACCACTGGATTCTTTAGGGAATCGTGTGGCCTTGACGCCTTTAGAGGTGAAGAGGTCACTCCTGTCCGCTTTCGGACAGTGTGGACATCAGCCCGTCGTCCTGGACCCTATACAAGCTATATTGCGTATGCAAATGCGCTGTATGCTAGGGGGTACTACGCCACTTATCGTTTAATTACGAACAGTCTGTTCTCAGTTTATGGGAACATTCCGTCGATCGACATGCGTTTAGCATGTCCTTCGTTAGTGGAAGTGCCGGAGGAAATGAGGCCTAAGGCCAAGCGAACCAATAAAGACCTGCAAAGGTCTGAATGGCGAGTTTGGGATCTTAGGACTCCTCGACTTACTAAGGAGATAGACGGTTGGTCCATGTTGCTGCGTTATTTCGCAGAAAACGTGGGCAGGCCGAGGTCTCCGGTTGAAGTAAATGTCCTCGCGGATGCAGGTAAATTAAGTCCAACGTGGTTACCTTTCGGTGCCACCGGATCTAAATTCTCTGCCAGTTCATACACAAATCGCGACACCGAGCAATTGGTGAAGCGATGGCGATGATGATCCGTATGGATGAGTAGGAATACTCATCATCA